TCTGATGCTTTTTCTAAAGTTTCAGCGCTATAAGTTCTGCATATAATAATATCTTCCTTCACTTTGCTAGTTACGACATTACCATAATATGTTTGTGCTATTTGCTCTGCAAGAGTTTGACTAATTCTTTGTGTGTAAATTTTCATATTCGTTCCAATAATATTTCGCTATTTCGTGTGGGTTTTGCTTTTTCGTTTCCCAATACTTCTTCTCGCCAACTCGGTGTAGTTCGAACAGATGGCAATTTTGACACAAAGGAATTAAATTTGATTGATCTTTTACTTTCTGACCCATGCCCCTCTTGTCCTTGTATTTCTCTTGTAAGGTTATGTGATGTGCTTGAGAACGAGGAGGGTATTGACACATCGAACATTCTTGACTTCGAATGAAGTTGCGATACTTCTCTATCTTTCTTAACTGTTTCATCAATATCCTTTTTCATACTAGGCCAAACATAATTCATTTCTTTACAAATACTGTAAAGGTGCATGGACAACTCTTCATCGTCCATTACTTCGCATGTGTTGAATTGCAGCACCGATACAAACTGCTCGTAAATTCTCTCCATCTAAATTTCTTAAATTATTAAATTTTTGAGATTTGTCATAAGCTGTATCGACAGCTTGTAAGTAAGTTTCCATATCATTGTTAGTAGAACTTACTATAGGTTGTGAACTTACAACTCTTTCTTCATCAGCTCTATTTTCTACGTTAGCACCATGATCGAAACTTGTATCTTGTTGTGAACCATGTCCACCTTGTATCGTGCATTGTGTTAATGTTGTTCCGTAATCAGTTTTCTCAAATTTGAATTCAACTTTATCGCCAACTTGAAAAACATCTAACCCTAAAGTACCTTCATAAGTTCCGTCATATCCTTTAATTGGATATTTAAAAGCAGGGTTATCACAATCTATAATAAGACCATGTTTACGTTTTGCTGTTTGATATTTTTCTTTAACTGTACCTGTTAAGGGTGCGTATTCATTCATTATTTACTCCTTTTTCTTTTTTCGAATATCTTTTTTAATTCGAAATTATTGACATGTGCCTGACGCATCAAATCAAATTGGTTAAATCCCAACTTTAGTTGCAAAGCTGAAAAAACTTTTAATTTAATTTTACTTGTAGTTTTAGGTATAAGAACAATCATTGCTTGATCGCAATGAAAACCCTGTGTCTCATGTATTAGATTATCATATGCACCCATTTGCATAATAGTTTCTGGGTAAATGTCTTTGCCTGTTTTAAAATCTATCAAAGTTTTATGGTTATGTTCATCTATAATTAAAAGATCAGGACACCCTCCGTATTCTAACTTTTCCGAAACCATATTACGTTCTGTCCAAATTACTTCGTACTTATTTTCTTTAACTTTTTTATCCCACCATTCTTTAAATTTAAGATGTGCTTGTAGAACTATTTCATCACTAGGCATTTCATAAGGTTCTTTTAAAACATATTTTTCAGCGTAATCATGTATTAATGTTCCTTGTCCTCCTGCTGTATCTCGTAGCTCGGTCCAATGTTGAATAAGATCATGGTCCATTTTTAAATCTTTAAGCTGTTGATTTTTACCAGACTCAAAACCTATTTTATAAGTCCAATTTAAAAGAGGTGCAGGATTTTTATATTCATTAATTATTGTTGTAGTTCCAGTAACAGGTTTACCATTTAATAATTTATATTTAATTGTTGGCACGTTGCTCCTTATTAAAATCGTTACGAAGAGTTTCGTTGTCCATGTCTTCTAACTTTTCAATTCTTTTTTTAAGATTTTTATTTTCTTCTTTAAGTTCAGTAATGGCTTTAACAATTTGTTTAACCATTCCTAAGTGAAGTCCTGTGTCTAACTTATCCATCAAACTAACTACTGTCATTGTCGTTCCTTTTTTTTAATTCATGGAGTGGAACTTGTTCCCCCTCCCAACGTAACATTTCAGTTTCATTAATGTATTCTTTCATACGTTCATCAATGTACCAATCATCAAACCTTTCCTCTTGGTCTGAAAGATGTAATAATTTCTGTTTCTGTATTTGCTTTGTCATCATCGAGTAAAGCCAATCGAATGTATTTCGCAGCACCTTCGTTATATAAATTTTTATCATCTTCTATTTTCCAATTTATTATTCTTTCATGTTTCTTTTGTAGTTTTCGGAGGTAGGAAAAAATTAGTGCAACTAAAAACCCACCTCCAAAAATAATTAATGTCTTAAACATGAGACTTCAGCCTTTTATTTTCAGGAGAAAAAATGAATATAAAGGGGGCATTTAGCCCCCAGTATGCTTTTAAAGTCCTTGTTGAAGACAACATGAACTTAATTTGACGTTTTTTATTCCAGTATTTAAAGCAAATTTTGTTCATAAATGTCTATTATTAGCTTTTTTTGTCAATTTCAATAAAAAAAAAATATTTTTTATCAATATTAATAAAAAGTTAGCAATTTTTATAAATTGACTGTATAGGTGTTTGTTATATGGTTTCAGCAATAATGAATAATAAAATAAGAGATGCTATCAAGGCTGCAGGTATGCAACAAAATGAAGTTGCAAAACTAATTGGCATTAATGAAATACATTTTAGTAGAGTTATTAATAAAAAAGTTTCATTGACACCACAGATGGCAGAGAAGTTAGCTAATATCAAAGAGTTACAGTTAGAAAAAAAAGAATTATTATTTCCAAGTTTAGATTTAGAAATAGCAGGACAGTTTTGGTCTGGTACAAAAGTTGAAATGTTTAAATTTGATAGACCTATCCTCAAAATTCCTAGTGCTATTATACCTGGTTCATATGGAATAAACTTTAGAGCTAATAAAGATGAAGATACAAATTACTCTTTAGATTTTAACCAAGGTATAATTTATATATTTAATTCTTATTGGCAAAAAAATAATAAAGTTGATCCATTGTGTTTTAAAAGTGTTGCGATGGTAGAAAGAGATAACGGAGATTTAGCGATTGGTTGGATTTCAGAACCAGATGCTAAAAATAGATTTTATTTTACTACACTTCATTCCACTATTACCATGCACATTAAAGTTAAGTGGGCAGCAATATGTACTGGAACAGTTAATTTAAAAGCATTACCAGACATACATGATAATGAAAGTATGCACATAGAATAAACTTTTATTATCAACTTAAAAAAAATACTTTACTTTTTTTGTCAATTTATATATTTTTATAGTAGAGCAATAAGGCTCTTCCAAATTTAGTCGGTCAAACTTTATTTGGTGCTTCTTCGGAAAAGGGGGGTTTTACTTATAATTGTTTACCCCCCTAGTAAAAATATGAAACCTATGCCTTTAACTCCACGACAATTAAAAGTTTATGAGATAATTAATAATGCTTACAAAAAAAATAAAATATCTCCAACTATTGAAGAAATAAAAACTGCTACTGGGTACAAATCTAAAGGTTCTGTTTGGAGTATGTTAAGAGTTTTAAAGTTTAAAGGGTATTTGGATATAGTTGATTATAAAGCTAGAGCTTACACACCTTTAATAGAACTATGACAGATAAAATTTTTTCTATGCCTGTTAGGGTTAATGATTTTATCGCTAATACTGTGCATTTAAAAAATGAAGATTTAGGTATTTATTGGCGATTACTTTGTTTTGCCTGGGAGAATAAAGCGCAGCTCACAGATAACTTTGAAGAAATTTATGAAATTTGCAAAGCATATGACACACATACTAAAGAAAAAGTTGATAAAATTTTAATTAATTTTTTTAGTTTTAATGATGTATCAAAATGTTTTGAACAAAAAGCGCAAGTTGAGGAGTGGGTCAGAGTTAATCGAACTCACGTTATTAGGTCAGAAAATGGTAAACTTGGAGGAAGACCTAAAGCTAATGAAAAGCTAAACGAAAGCAAAGACAAAGCACTTATACCTATACTTATACCTAAACTTAATAATAAAATAAAATATACTTCTGAATTTGATAAATTCTGGGAGAATGATGGTAGGTCAATAAAAAGTGATACCTTCAAAGAATTTAACAAACTAACAGTTGAGGATAAAAAAGAAATTAAAGATAAATGGCAAAAGTATAAATCTGAAAAAGGAGATTTTTTTGTTGCCTGTGAAAGATTTCTTCGCAAAAGAATATTCGATCAAGTAGTTTCCGTTCAACAAGCTGCGTCAGACAACGAAGTTGTTATTAAAACTAAGGTACAAATGTGGGAAAAAGGCATGATGAAATATTTAGCTAAACCAGATGAAATACAGAAAGCTTTAAAAATGAAATTAATTACACCAGAATTTGCAAAGGAATTAGGTTGAAAAAACACACGCAAGTTGACTATGGCGCAGCCAAATTAAGAGAATTAGATCAAGGTTTACTAGAAAGACTTGCTGATAATTGTTTAATGAAATTAGAGCCTATTGGTAAAGGTCCAAGAGTTTTACAAAAATTATATAAATCTGAACTTGATAGATTGTATCAAAAAGAGCAATTATGCCCTTGGAATAAAGACAAAAACTTAATTTTATACAGCGCAGGGCAAAAATTGGCTGTTTTTCATTCTATTGGACAAGGTAATCCTAAAATTACAAGCACCATTAATGACATTGTGAATTCTATGGGCCACCATGACGACAAAATGTTATATTTACATTTTAAAGATTTATATTTGAAAGCCCTTCAATCTTGTCGAAATAACGCAAAAGAAGTAAGAAAAGTCGTATTAGATGATGAAAAGGTCCATAATTTAAGTAAATTACAAGAGGGTTTAGAAAGTTTAGATAAATTTTGGAACCCTAAAACAAGACCTTAACGTCCTAATAGTCGGAAGCTTTCGTCCTATTTCTATGGCATCTTTAGGTCATTTTTTAACCCTCTAACTGTTCTTATTTTGTTCCTATTGCGATAGGTTTTCAAAAATATATTATCCTATCAACCGATAGAAGTGTTTTGACACAAATGTCGGATATGTACGATTTAAAAGAATTAGTAGAACAAACACCCACTAACAGATTAGTTTATTTATTTAGAGCCATACTACACAGAGCTTTGTGCGATGCGTTAGGAATATTAGATCAATCAGACAAAGTTAAAAAAAATTTTATTAAGAATTCTCAAGATTATATTGGAAGCAAAGACTTTTATCAAATTTGTTATTTAGCAAAGACAAATCCAAATGAAATTATAAATTTATATGACAAACTTAAAAAAGAAAATCTTGAAACAAGAAAATCTATTGCAAAGAGATTACAAACTAACAGATGAATTAGTTCTCCAGGCTAAAGAGATAAAATATTCTGGGGGTTTATCTTTAATGATAACTATTTCTGGTTTTAAAAATAGAGAAGATATTGAGTTATTTGCTGATATGTACTTAGGCAACGAACAAGATAATTCGCTACCTAGTATGATTGAAACAATACATTAATAATATTTTTTAAAATCTTTTAAACTTAATTTAAAAAATTCTTTAAATATTGTGTTAATTACTTTTCTATATTCTTCTTGATTACCTTTAAATTGGCTAATCATTAAAGAACCTACAATTTCATTTAATCTAAATATTTCTTTTTTACTCATTATTTACCTCCTTTTTTAAATGGTTAATTTGAGATTGCTGCGATCTGCACTTCTCTTCAAGTCTTTTTATAGACTCAACTAAAGTCTCTAAGGTCCTTTGTAAAACTGGCGCAGCAACTCGTTGATTGTTTTCTATCTCCATAGAAATATATTTAATATCTTTAAGTAATTCGTGGTAAGGGTGTACTTCAATCATTATTTACCTCTCTTAATTTTTATTAAAGTTTCTTTTGCTTCTGCATAAAAAATAGTATCATCTGGCATACAAGTTGACGTGCCTTCTGCAAAATCACAATCATAACAGTATTCAGATGGTTTACCTTTTGTATGTTTAATCTGATTATATTCTATGTTTGCACCTCCACAACTGGCGCAAACTTCAATCCCATCTTCAAGAATATCTCTGTAAGAATAACTATTCATTATCTTCCTCTTCATGTACTAAAAAATTAACCTGGAATATGCCTTCACTATCTTTGCCATAAGTTGCGTAAATTGCATTAGACTCAATAAAATCTAGCAATAATTCCTCTAACTTTTTTCGCTTGTAAATTTCTTTATGATTTGGAGTTTTTAAAATTTGTTTGTTCATTTACAACTCCATAACTCTTCACAAGCATCATCTAATCCAATATTGTCTATAAAATTCCATGTTGCTCTGTCTCCTCCCCAATATCCCTCGACACGCATTTCTCTAGTATCAACATAAATATTAGGTCCTCCTCCTGCGACCATTAACTCTGCACCATAATAAGATTTATCACGACCAACAATGAATTTCATATCATAAACATTTTCTAAATAGTCATATCCATTAGGTTCAAAGTCTTCTTTTTCTTCGTCAGTTAAATCATGGTAAGCATTATAATTTTCTTTTTCTAACTTACCTGACGTTATTTCTTCTGCAATTCTTCTAACTATTTGTAATAGTTCTTTATCTGTACTCATTTATTTATCTCCCTCGAAGTAATAGATTAAAAACATAACCAGGCTTACAAACCCAAGCCCAGTTATGCTAAATACTAAAGCGCCAACTAATAAGTTAAAAATATAAAGGTCCATTTAATCCTCTTAGTTTACTCATTACTGAAAGCACTTCCTGAGAAGTCATAAACATTAATCGACTAACTGCTTCGTGTTGCTCTTTATCGTTTAAATTAGGTTTCATTAGTTCAAATAATTCTTTGTGCTTATCTGATCTAAACAAGTCTATCGTAATTGACTCATTACTAGGTTTAAATTTTATCTTTGTTACTTTATTCATTTTCATTCCCCCAATCGTTAATGAAATCTTTTACTTTGTAAGAAATTTCTTTTTTTAATAAGTCTTTTAATTCTTGGCTTAAATTACCTGGTATCAATTTCATTGACCCATCATAATTGTCTCCCCAAATAGAGACGTTAATATTAAAGTTAAAATCATAGTCCATATTTTCTCCCTTGTTTAATATGTTAGTAAGTCAGTAACTGAGTAAGTAAGTAATGTCAAATAATAATTGCGTAAGTGAGTAATTAAGGTTAAAGACCTGGGGAATGAATAAACCACAATCTAAACCTCATCGCTTACAGTTTAATACTGATGATAAAAACAAAGATAGAATAGAAAACTATCGCTTTAATAATAGAATAGGGTCTCAATCTACTGCAATAGAACAATTAGTAGGTATGGCATTAGATCAATTAGAGAGACAAGATACAAAGAAGTCTAAGAATAGTAAGGGATAGAGAGCGTTAGGTTCGTCTTCATAGTTCTCATTAGTCCAAAGTGGCACATTACTTATATAGAACAAAATATCTGCACTAAGTATCTCACTTAGTATCACACTTGATACAACTTCCTTAGAATACCCAGCAATACAGCCAACAAATTTACACCGACAACCTGGCTAAGAACTAGGTGGCTATCTATATTTATAAATAAAAACCAAGACGATCATTATGATTTAAGTAGGACCACCCCCAACGGACTTACACATAATATAGGGGACCCACACACATACTAGACCCACCCTTTATATAGCCCTAATAAGCTTATATTTGACCATAGGGGAACAAAAGAGGAACGAAGGCACTATGACTAAGAAAAAAGAAAAGAAGAAATCTGATTCATTTATGGACGAATTTAAGGCTTTAGTTGAAGAGATTAATAAGCCTACACCAGTTCATAATGAGTCAGGTCGAGGAGCAGTTCAATCTGACGATGTAGATGCAATGTATCGACACCTTGATAATGCCAAAGATAATAATTCCGTATAAGCCACGTCAACATCAGCTCACAGTTCATAAGAACTTAAAGCGATGGAATGTACTGGTGGCACACAGAAGATTTGGGAAGACATGCCTAGTTCTCAATGAAATATTAAAAAAATGTATGCTGAATACATTACCAAGTCCTAAGTATGGATATATCGCCCCTACGTACCGAATGGCAAAACAAGCAGCATGGCAATACTGCATAGATTACACGCATAAAATTCCAGGTGTGCAATATCACACCACCGAACTTCGTGTTACCTTACCAGGTAACAGAACAATACAAATGTTCGGAGCTGACTCTTATGACAATTTACGTGGACAACGATTTGATGGAATAGTTGTAGATGAAATAGCAATGATGCCCCCTGATATATGGACAGTATTACGTCCTGCATTATCCGATAGAAAAGGGTGGCTTATAGCCATAGGTACTCCTGCAGGTCATAACGCTTTTTTTGATCTGTATGACAATGCTCTTAATAATCCTGATGAATGGTACACAGCAGTATTTAAAGCAAGTGAAACAAAAATTATAGACGAAGACGAATTACGTGCAGCTCGTAAAATGATGAGTGAAGAACAATATGAACAAGAATTTGAAGTATCTTTTGATGCAGGTGTTCTAGGGGGTATTTACACAAGGTCTTTAACAAAGGCACAAGATGAAGGTCGTATTACAAATATAGAATACGATGAAAATTTTAAAGTAGATACAGCATGGGATTTGGGTGTTGGAGATTCCACAGCAATATGGTTCTTTCAACGAGTGGGTAATAGAATACACCTGATTGATTATTATGAAAATACATCAATGGGGTTAGACCATTACGTGAAAGTATTATCACAAAAAGGGTATCAATATTCTAACCATTACGGACCACATGATTTACGTCAACGTGAGCTTTCTAGTGGTAAGTCAAGATATGAAATTGCAAATAATTTAGGATTGTATTTTACAATCGTTCCTAAGTTACCTGTCATAGATGGTATCAATGCAACACGTATGATTTTTTCTCGTATGTGGTTTGATAGAGATAAATGTAAACAAGGTATTGAAGCAATGCGTCAGTACCAATGGGAAAGAAACGATAAGACAGGACAACTGTTAGATAAAGCAAAACATTCATGGGCTTCTCATGGCTGTGATGCCATTAGATACATGGCAGTTGGAATGAATGAAACAACAGATTTTAAAAGTAAAATTAATTATGGAAATATGGGAATTGTATAATGGTAATGCCAACTAAATATAGCAAACAAATGATAATAAATATTTGTGATAGATTAGCCAATGGAGAATCTATTCGTTCTATTTGTCGTGATAAGGACATGCCTACATGGGAAACTATTCGTACTTGGCTTCGAAAAAAAGAAGGATTTCAAGAAGAGTACAATAGAAGTAAACAAGAAGGTATTGAATATATGCTTGGCGACAATAGAGCTAAAGCATTAGAAACTTTAGAACGTGCAAAACAAGGTAAAGGTAAAGTAGGTTTAGAAGAAGCTGCTGTATTAAAACTGCTAATGCACGATACACATTGGACAGCAGGAAAATTAGTACCAAAAGTTTATGGAGATAAGACACAACAGCAAATTACAGGCGCAGATGATGGGCCATTGCAGATAAAGTGGGAAGATTAAATGGCTAAAATGCGAAATTCAGAAGTATTAGCGCTTCTCGGACAATTATTAGAAAATTCTATTGGTTATTTTGAAGGAACTATTGGAGCAGAACGTAGAACTGCTTTTAAATACTATTTAGGAAAGCCCTATGGTAACGAAATTGAAGGTCGTTCCCAAGTAGTAACGCAAGATGTACTAGAAGTTGTAGAAAATATACTTCCTTCCTTGCTTCGTATCTTTACAGCAGGAGAACAAATTGTAAAATTTGATCCTCAAGGTCCTGAAGATCAACAAATGGCTGAACAATGTACGGATTATATCAATCATATTTTTATGAAAGATAATCCAGGCTTTATGATTTTATATACAATGTTCAAAGATGCGCTTTTACAAAAAAATGGTTTTGTAAAACATTATTATAAAGAAATTGAAAAAACAAAAACAGAAGAGTACGCAGATTTAACTGATGTAGAATATAATTCATTATTAATTGATGATACTGTTTCTGTTGACGAACACGATATAAAAGAAATTCAAGGTCAATTTGAAATAGAATATTTACACGATGTTAAAATTACTCGTACAACAAAAGAGGGAAGAATTTGTGTAGAAAATGTTCCTCCTGAAGAAGTGTTTGTCAGTAAAAACGCTAAAAGTTTTGCTGACTCTCAATTTGTTGGACATCGAGTTATTAAAACAAGAGCTGAAGTTATTGCAATGGGTTTTGATAAAAAACTTGTCGATAAACTTCCTAGTTATTCTGATGGTTTTTATAATCAAGAACATACAGAAAGAGAATTATATCAAACTGAATCTCCTGATACAGAATATCAAAGTATAGATAAGTCAACAGACTATGTTCGCATTGTAGAATGTTACACTAAAATTGATTACGAAAAAAAAGGTAAACCAACTTTACGAAAAATTACTATGGGGGGTAATGAAAGTATTATTTTAGATAATGAAGAAATAGATTATCTTCCTTTCTCTATGGTAACTCCAATACCTATGCCACATTTATTTTACGGAATGAGTGTTGCTGATTTAGTGATGGACCTCCAGTTAATGAAATCAACTGTTCTTCGTCAAACAATGGACAACATGTATTTGCAAAACAACGCAAGACATTTAGTTATTGATGGTCAAGTACAACTTGATGATTTAATTACTTCACGTCCTGGTGGCATTGTAAGAACTAAAGGACCAGGTGCTGTTACCCCACTAGCTACCCCTTCGTTTTTAAATGAAGGTTTAGCAATGTTAGAAAAAATAGATCAATTAAAAGAATCACGAACAGGTATTTCTCGTTCTCAAATGGGAGCAGACCCTAACACTATACAAAAATCACATACAACAGCTACAAGTGTTAATGCTTTAGTAAATGCTAGTACACAAAGAATAGAATTGATAGCCAGAATATTTGCAGAGACTGGAGTCAAAGATTTATTTAGATGTATTATGCAACTTGCTACTAAGTATCAAGATAAACCACGAATTATACGATTAAGAAATCAATTTGTAGAAATGAACCCTCAAGATTGGGCTGATAAAGAAATGGACGTTTCAATACATGTTGGTTTAGGTACAGGTAATACAGATCACAGAGTAAATTTACTTTCACAAATTTTACAAATACAACAAATGCTAGTGAAAGAAGGTGGCTTTGGCAGATTAGTAGATGAAAATAAAATTTATAACACGTTAGAAAAGTTAGTTGTAAATTCTGGTTTTAGTTCTGCAGAACCTTTCTTCCTTGACCCTACAACAGTTCCTCCTCCTCCACCAAAAGACCCTATGCAAGAAAATCCTCTTCTTATGGCAGCAATGGAAGAATTAAAATTAGAAAAAGAAAAAACAATGGCAACTCTTCAACAAAAACGTGAAGAGATGATGGTAGA